CTGTTGCGAAGGCCATGCGTTACACCCCTAAGTCAGGAACGAAGTTAACGCTGGCAGTATCTCTGTCTTCCATCGCGGCGCGCAAGAAATCTTCTTCGTAAATAGTCTTGAGCGCGCCTGTGCGCTCCGGAGCGTACTTGAGAGAGATGTAATAAGACAGCCCTGATGTCAGGCATGGCAAAAATCTGAAGTTGACGTCTGATGTGTTGGTGTACGCACCAGCGTCTTGGATACGGCGAATCCTGTAGTACACAAACGTGTAGTTTTGGTCCGCCGCAGGATAGAAAAACACCTTTGGTACGTTCGTTCTCTGTACATAGTACTGAGCGGGACGTGCTTGAGTTGTTTTGTCTGGGATATTTAAATATTCAGAGCGACTGATGCGGTCAATTGTGATATCAGTCAAAATGCCCTGGGAAGGGTCTCGAATGACAGCAGACAAAACGTTAACAGTGTCTGTGGCCAACGATATCTCATTGATACCCTGCGTGATGGCATAGGTGGCTTGTTCAATCGTCCAAAGGTTGAGGCCCCTGTTTGCCCAATCCAAAAACAACAGATTGAGAGAACGACGCGCAGACTTAAGCTGGTAGCCGTTTGTGCCACGTATGCCGCATCTCTCAAATGCTTCTTCAATCAAGTCATCGATTGACAGATCAAAGGTTGTTGTTCCTGAAGTTGTCATTCTTTGTATAAATTATCAAAAGTTTGAGACGCATCCATGTACGAGTCGTCTTGCTCGGCACAGTGAATCCATTGACCCGGTCTAAAATCAGGGGCACCCTCTCCAGTTTGCCAAAAAGCAGGGCTCGTTACTCGAACCCTATTGTTTGGCAGCGCCACAATATTGCCTGTCCACTTGCCTGCATCCGTCAAAGTCAAAACATGACTTTGTTTGTGCTGTGCAGGGCAATCGGCCACTTCGCTCTCTGTGTAGTCCACCGTGAACATATATCTTCCGGTGTAGAACTCTCCGTCGATTTTGCATAACCACGGACTAGGGCTTGTGCGCGCAAATTTTATTACTGTGTGAGTGTGAGAAGGGCAGTCCCAGGGCTGTGCCAAGTGTGTAGGCATGCGCTCGGGCCACTCTTCTAGGGGAATATCCCCCACCAACGCGGTAATAGGCATTCTCGCCCACATTGCCCCACCATGAACGTTCTCTGACCCGTCTACGTGGCTTTCACACCCTGTAAAAACAAGTTGAAAACTCAAGCAACGATCCGGCATGACATTTACTGCAATAGCGTTTGCATGTAAATACTCGCCTTGGTACTTCTGATGCATGTGCGTAAACTCACGTCTAACCCAGCATTTGAAGTACGGAATGTTGCTTATGAGATAAGACATTACTTAGCGACTTTACCGCCAGACATCATGCCTTTAGACATTTTCTTGGCAGCACCGCCGGCCGCGTAGCCCTTGGACATCATGCCACCGCCCATCTTGCCAATGGGTTTGCCCATGGCCATGCGCTTGTGCTCATTGATGTTGCCTTTGTTAGCCATGCCGCCTTTAGCCATCATAGGAACACCAGTAGAGGTGCTTGTCTCAGAAATCATCTTGTTTTTTGGGCCGCTCTCAACAGCACCACCACCGCGAGTTGCGGCACCCATTCCACGTCCAGCCATGTTATTTCCCCTTTTTCATTGCGCGACCCATAGAGTCACTGGTTTTAGTCTTCATAGCACGTCCAGCTTTATCTGCCATGCCGCCCTTCTTCATTTTGCCAATCTTGTCAGCAGCAAAGGCTGGGACCTTCTTGCCGTCCTTCATGACCATCTTCATCTTTGTGGTTGTCGCCATCACTGCTCCTTACTTTGCTTGTTGAATAAGTTGATCAATTTTTGCTTCAAGACGATTAAAGCGTTGGTCAATGTGGTCAGTAACTCTTTGCACTTCTGAATTAGTTGCGTAATCACGGGCAATCTCCTCGCGTGTTTTGTTTAACAAAATGTCTATCCGCTTGAGCTCGTCAAATTTTTCACGAATGAAAAACCACAATCCACCAATTGCGGCAGATAAAACGGCGGACCAGATTAAATTAATGTCCATCAGCATTTCCATCTTGCTAGGGCAGCCGCCTTACGGGTAGGCTTGCCTTTTTCATCTTTCATTGGCCCCGGCATACCGGACATTCGAGCGCAAAAAGACTTCTTACGTGCGCCACCTTTAGGCTGGGGAGGCTTCAAATTACTTCCTGTTGCTGCGTTGTACTTAGCACGGCCTTTGGCAGTCAAGCCCGCCCCTTTGGAGGTGGGCAATTTCTCGCCGCGACCAACCGAAAGGGATGGGGTCTTCTTAGCCATAGTAAATGTTCACTGCGGACATGTTGATCATGTAAGCATAGATAGCGTTGACCGCTAAAACACCTTGATCAGGAACGTCAGGGGCATTATTGAAAATGTCCGTGGCAGATACTTCATAGGTCAACAACCAACGGTTGTTTCCGCTGACATAGGCAGCTGCTGGGGTGCCAGTGATGGTCCCTGAGTTGATGTCCGTCAGCGAAAAAGAGTTGGCGTCTATCCTGGTGATAGCATAGTTGCCGTCTGTTGCAGATGCGCCTGAATTTTCCGAAAAGTGAATTCCTACAACGTCACCAGTCGCCAAGCCATGGGCTGTTTTACTGACTGTTACGGTGTTTCCACTGCGGCCATACGTCACGCCTGCGGTCACAGGGGCAGATGTCGTATCAAACAGCGACAGCTCACCTGCGTTGGCAGTGCCCACGAAGGAGAGGCCCCTGATACGGTTGCGGCCCATTACCAGAAAACCACTGGCGTTTATATGCGCTTGTTTTACATTAGTCGCCATTTTCTTGCTCCGGTTCTGGGGCTTCTAGCCTGTTTATGAGCATCTTGTACGCTTGAATCGTGGCTTGAGCCTGAGTCAAAAAGGTCTGAGCTTTCTGTGCTTCAGTCTCAAGTTCACGAATCTCAGTCTCCAAGAATTCCTTGGTAATCTGCATTATGCGAATGTAGCGTAAGCAGGAACGTAATACACAGTGCCGCCAATCATCACTTTGATTGCTTTAGACACAGTAGTTACGCTGCTTGCAGTGGGCGCAATCGTAGCGGCAGGGGCTGTTTCAATGTTCATCAACAAAGGAATCTCACCTGTGTTTGTGCCACTGTCAGACACGCGAATGAATGAAGCATTTGCGGGCAAAGTAGCGTTAACTGTATAGGCGGTGTCCAGTTGAATAACAGACAAAGTACCACCGGGAGTGGCGTCAGAACCGCCCAAGGTAGCACGAATAGCATTAGCTGCACCAGAAATAGTGGCTGATGCGCCGTCAACACTTAAAGAAATGTGAGCGCCGTTGATTGTGCCACCTGTTGCAGCAGCAGTGCCCGTTACAACAGAAAAAGCACGCAGGGTTTCGCCTGAACCCGTAGAGGTAAAGGTCAGCTTGTTGTAGCTTAGACGCGTGTCACCAGTAGTGGCAGAAGTCGTAGCGTAAAACTCAGAAATGTTGTCCGCAGTTGTTACTGCAATGGGAGAAGTCGCGGTGCCACCGATAAAACCATTGAGAGAAGAGACTGGGCCGGAGAATGTGGTCAATGCCATGATTTTTTCCTTACATGCAAGTTAGGCGTATCTGTCTGCATGTCGTCAGCCGGGACTGTCAGATACACCGGAAAGCCCGGAATGTGCTCAATATACACCAAAAGAAAAAGGGGCACAAGGCCCCTTTTTCCATTTACTCGACCATTAGGCCGCGCCAGGCGAACCGAACATGCCGCGTGGGTCACTGAAGCCGAAGCTATAGCGCTCACGTGCCTTGTAACGGACGTTGCCGGTGTCGAAGTCGCCTTCAAAGCCGGTCTTCAGGGACACACGTGTGAACATCTTCATGCCGTTAGGTGCGTCAGTCTTGATGAAGTACGCATCTGGGTCGGTCAGGAAGTTGTTGACTGTGTAGCCTTGAGGCACCATGCCCATGTTGCGAATGGCGTTGATGTCGTTGTCCGCAGTTCCGGTACGCAGAGTGGATTTCAAAATGCGATCTGCGGTAAATTGCAGTTCCTTAGGAACAATCAACTTCAAGCCTTGAACAGCGATCTTCAAGCCACGCTCATCGGTAAACGCAGAGATGTCAATCAGTGACTGCTCCAAGGAAGTCTCAGACAAGTCCGCTGGGGTTGCCAGTGTGTTGGACAAGTTAGGACCACCCAAAGTAGGGTGATTGGTTGCGCACAGAGCAACACCGTCGCCACCGATAGAGGTAGTGAAAGCGCCGTTCAGGATGGCAGCAGCTTTGATCTGCTTGGTTTGCGCCATAGAGCGTGCCAAAGCACGTGTATAGCGAGCGCCAAGGCGGTCATAGAGGTTGTCCTCTACGGCTTCTTCAGTCAAGGAGAAGGCCAAAGCAATGGTCTCGTGTGTGTAACGAGCTGTGTAGACCTCTTGCGCCTGGTCGTACGCGACGCCAGAGCCTTCAGTTTTCACAGGGGCTTCACCAAAACCCGATTCCATCACCTCTTCTTCAAACGCGCGGTCTGAAGATTCGATTGAATAGATTTGGGTGTGTTGGTTTTCGTAGTTTTTATACTCGAGGCCGAACAAGGCGTTTAAGCCTGGCTCAAGTTCCTTAACGAGTTGTGCGCGGGAAATTGCCATTTATGTTCTCCTTAAGTACTAAAGCCTGGTGTACCAGTGCTGCCGTACATGTGCTCGTTGATCTTCACAACGAGAACGGCGTATTGGCCCATCTCGTTACCAGGAACATTCCACAGGCCGACTGCTTTCAAATTGGCAGTAGCGTTCTCTGTGAAAGTGCCACTCATGGTCATATTGGACACACCAGTGGTGGTGCTACCAGTGGTGCTGGCAGTGATGTCAGCGTTGGTACCAATATTAGTTTGAGTAGGGGTTCCAGCATTTTGGATGATGAACAACTGGCTGGGATCATCAATAACATCAGCGATGATTTGACCGCTGGTGATATTGACAGAACCGGGATAGTAGTTCTTCCATGTAGGCTTGCCAGTGGTGGGATCGATATAGCTTACGCCATTCAAAACGCCAACAGCAACCGTATGGTCCGTGTTGTTGAATTTGACAAGATAACCATTGTCGATGGTTACCAAGTCGCCTTGGAAGATTGCTCCAGTCTGGTTATCGTTAATCAAGTATCCGTACTGTTTTTGACCGCCAGTAGCAGAGAGATTACCGAGAGGACGCAGACCAAAGGGCTTATTGATGTTTGCCATTTGATAATTCCTTTAAAAAGATTATTCGGCAGCCTTGGGACCGCCGAAGCTGACTCGAGATTGCCGTGTGGGGCGTTGAATCTTCATTGAACTGTGAGCATTGCTCTTCATCAACTCATTATCAGCCGCCTGCATTTGATCGTTCGCACGCTGGTGGTAATACGCATTACGCTCCTGAACGTTCTCTTCGGGAATACGTGCTAAGAGAAGACCTCCCACGCTGATAACACCAGCATGTCGGCCGTCTTCAACAGATGGGACAGGGAAGTCAGGATACTCATCCGCACGAACCAGTTCATAACCCTCGCGGATTTTGCCTGCTACGTTTGTACGGTCTTCCTGACCTGCAATTTCTGCACGAATCCATCTGTGCCGTGTTCCCTCCAGAGGAGGTGGGGCATCTAGTCGAGAAGGAGGAGCCCAGGGCTTGCGGCGTGTTTCGCTTTCGCGAGTTGTAGCGCTACGCGCTTCACGATTTAAAGTGGGTACAAGGTTGTCTGTCATCTCTTACTCCTTAACGTACTTGGCGTATTCCTCAAGAGGAACACCTAACTTTTTGGCCATCGCAACTTGACTCGGTGAGAGCCTCACAGTGCGGCGTGCTGAACTATTCACTCCCGATGAACGGGTTGCAGGAGCCACCGATTGCACGTTTCTGGTGGTACTGTTGTTTTGCGCTTGAGGAGAAAATTTCCGTGGATAAGTGCTTCTCATGCGTTTATCGAGCTCATCATAATACTCATCTGACGATCCGTCAAACCCCTCGTTGAGAACGAGTTGCTTATGGATGCCCCAGGCGGTATTGGTCATGACCGTGTCCTGGCCATACCATGAGTTCTTCTCCATCCAGTCTTCCAGCTTAGGGTCCACTGGAGCGGGCTGCTGGTACTGGGGTTGTTGGTACTGAGGCTGCGCCTGTTGGACAGGCTGCTCTTGTTGTTGCCTTACGTAAGCTTCGCGGCGATGATTCTCTTCGGCCACCTGGCGCTGCTCGTAAATCAAGTCGGTCATGCGCTGATTGGCTTCAGTCTCGGTGTCGATGTCGCCTTCTTCGCGCGCTTTGCGAATGATTTGCTTTAGGGCCACAACCTGAGTCTCAATACGGCCCTTGGCTTCGTGCAAACGCTCCTCGTCCGTGTGGAGCATCCGCTGTTGCATCTTCTGCGCTTGCTCTTGCACACCCTTGGCGTAGGCAATGGCCGCCTCTTCACGGCGTTGTGTCTCGCGCAGGCGAGCGGTCAGCTTGTCGATGCGCTTTTTGACGCTCTCGCTGTACTGGTTGAGTTCGTTCTCAGGCTTGTCAGCGTCGCCATTGTTTGTTTGGACATTCGGGGCCTGGTCCTGCTCCTGTACTTTTGGAGACTGGCCGTCCTCACCCATGTCAATGTCTACGGGCTCTTCGCCTTCACCCAACTTAAATTCCAATTCTTGCTGTTCATTCATGATAGCTCCTTACATGTGCAGAATATCTTCAGGGCTGTTTACAACCCCGATGATTTCGTCGTCGTTGAGAATTCGGATTTCTCCACCATCAATCTGGATGCGAGAACCTGCGTATCGACCAAAAATAATC